CTACGCAAACATCGCCAAAAAGCGTGAGCGCATCAAAGCCGGATCGGGCGAGAAGATGCGGAAGCCCGGCACCAAGGGCGCGCCGACTGCGGCCGCATTCAAGGCATCAGCAAAGACGGCCAAGAAGAAATGAAGACCCCTGCTTGGCAGCGTAAGGAAGGCAAGTCTCCCAGCGGCGGCTTAAACGCCAAGGGCCGCGCGTCTGCCAAGGCCGAGGGCATGAACCTGAAGGCCCCGGTAAAGGCGGGCGACAACCCGCGCCGGGCGTCCTTCTTGGCTCGGATGGGCGGTATGCCCGGCCCCGAGCGTGACGAGGATGGAAAACCCACGCGACTTCTGCTATCACTCAACGCATGGGGCGCAAGCAGCAAGGCAGACGCTAAGGCAAAAGCCAAGGCCATTTCGGCCCGCAACGAGGCGAAGAAGAAATGACCATCACGACCTATGCCACGCTAAAGACAGCCGTCGCGGACTTTCTGAACCGCGACGATCTCACGTCTGTCGTGCCAACCTTCATCGCGTTGGCCGAGGCTGACATGCAGCGCAAGCTGCGTCACTGGCGTATGGAGCAGCGCGCGACCGCCCAGCTTGACACGCAATTCAGCGCCATCCCGGCTGATTGGGTGGAGACAATCCGCTTCTACCTGACCACCGGCGAAACCTCGCGGCTCGAACTCATCAGCCAAGCTGAGATGATCGACCGCAAGCAGGCCGACAGCAACGTCACTGGCCGCCCGTATTACTACGCGATGACCGGGGCGCAGTTTGAACTGTACCCAGTGCCGGATGGCCTTTATACGGGCGAACTGCTATACTTCGGCAAGATACCTGCGCTGTCGGACTCGGCCACGACCAACTGGCTCTTGACCAACGCGCCGGATGCCTACCTCTACGGGGCGCTGATCCACTCGGCACCATACCTGAAGGACGACGCCCGCATTCAAATCTGGGCAGCCCTGTATCAATCCGCGATTGATAGCCTGAACGACTCTTCCAACGACGCGCGGCACAGCGGAACCGGCCTGCGTATGAAAATCAGGAGTTTCTGATGTCACTGACCAACTCTTTCGAAACCAGCGTCCTGACGTGGCTCCTGACGGCATCCTCGCCGTCTCCGGCACGTCCGAGTGCTTGGTATCTTGGCCTGTTCACCGCTGCACCGGGTGAAAGCGGCGGCGGCACCGAGGTGTCCGGCAACGGCTACACCCGCGAGGCCGTCACGTTCACCGTGAGCGGCAACAACGCTTCAAACGATGCAGCCATCGAATTCCCGACTGCAACGGGAAGCTGGGGCACGATCACGCACGCAGCGGTGTTCGACGCTTCAACCTCGGGCAACATGATCGCCTACGCCTCGCTGACCGCCTCGAAGGTGATTGACACCGGGGACGTTCTGCGTGTGCCGACAGGCGATCTTGACATCAACCTCGACTGAGGCTGAGTAGGTGGCGGCCTACCGTACAGGATTTGGTACAGGCGCATACGGCGTAAAGGCGTATGGGCTTGACGGCGAGGTGAAAGACGCCTCGGCAGCGACTTCGGTCGCTGTTGCCGTTTCTGTGCTGGCGGGCAAGCGTCTGGACGCATCCGCAACCATCACTATCACATCTACGACAACGGTTTCGGCGCAGCGTGCGCGTGATGCCAGCGCGACTGCTTCCGTCACCTCATCAGTATCTGCTGATGCGGATCGCGTGCGGGATGCCTCCGCCTCTGCTGCGTGTGCAGCATCCGTTTCTGCGGATGCACAACGGCTGCGTGAGGTTGATGCGCCGATCTCGGCGGCCACCACGGTTTCGCTTGATGCCTACCGGGCGCGCAATGTTTCGGCGGCTGTTTCTGCGGCTTTGACCACGTCCGTCTCGACGGTGGCGCTGGTAAATGTGTCGGTCACATCGGAGTGTGCTGTTTCCGTTGAAGCGTCTTTGCAGCGCGTGCGCTTGGGTAGTGCGCTTTCTGCAATTTCGTGTATAGTGTCGGCATCCTTCATCAAGAAGTGGGAACCCGGTCAGGATACGGCAGAGACATGGACGCCGCAATCTGATACGAATGAGGCTTGGACGCCTGTCTCCGACACGGCGGAAACTTGGACAGAAGCGGCATAAGGGCGGAGAATATGGCGGACTCAACAACGACGAACTATGCCTTTGTGCTGCCCGAGGTGGGCGCATCCGAGGACACTTGGGGCACCAAACTCAACCAAAACTGGACCGATCTTGATACGGACCTGAAGGCTTTGAGCGATGCGGCTGTCACGCTGACCGGCACGCAGACCCTGACCAACAAGACGCTGACCAGCCCAGCAATTACAACTCCGACGCTGACCGATCCGGCCATCACTGGCACGATCCTCGAAGACATCTTCACGATCACGGACGGAGCGGCCTTTGAGATCGACCCCGGCAATGGCTCCATCCAGCTTATCACGCTGGGCGCGAGCCGCACTCCGAAAGCCACCAATATGGCGGCTGGCGAGGCTGTTACGCTGATGGTTGACGACGGCACGGCCTACACGCTGACGTGGACGGACGCGACTTTCGGAGGCTCTGGCGTTGTGTGGAAAACTGACGGCGGCGTTGCGCCAACCCTGAACACGACGGGCTACACGGTCATCGTGCTTTGGAAGGTCAGCACTCAGGTTTACGGCGCTCGCGTAGGAGACGCATAATGCTTAACCGTAAACTGCAATCGGCCTCTTCTGGTATATCGTTTGCTGATGGCGCTTGGGATTTGTCGTATGCCTACTACGACGACCCAAAAGCGTGGGATTTGTCTACGGCGGAAGGCACCGAAAGTCTCTTAATATCTGGAAAAGAAACGCTTCCGACTGGGATATTTTTTAAGCCAGACGGAACTCAGATGTATATTATTGGCACAAACAGTGACGCTGTGCATCAATATAGTGTAGGCAATCCTTGGAGAATGGACAACAACGTAGGATTTGTCCGCAGCTTTAGTGTGGCCGCGCAGGAAATACTGCCTCAAAGTGTTTTCTTCAAGCCTGATGGTACTAAAATGTACATTCTTGGTGACACTGGGAATGACGTGAATGAGTACTCTTTAAGCACTGCTTGGAACATCTCTACGGCTTCGTATGTGCAAGTGTTCAGCGTAGCAGGACAGGATACGACCCCTACTGGCCTTTATTTTAAGCCCGACGGAACCAAAATGTATGTCGTCGGTTCCAGCAGCGACAGCGTTAACGAATACAATCTAAGCACTGCTTGGAACATCTCTACGGCGTCTTATGTCCAGAACTTTAGTGTTGCTGCCCAAGACACTGTGCCTACTTCTGTGTTCTTTAAGCCTGACGGCACTAAGATGTATATTTCTGGGGACACTAACAACAATTACTATGAGTACTCGTTAAGCGCGGCTTGGGATGTTTCTACGGCTTCCTATGTACTTAGCATCCCATCGCAAAACACATCACCGCAAGGTCTTTTTTTCCGTGCAGACGGGGCTAACTTTTACAACATAGACGCGCAAGGCGACAGGGTGTATCAATCTGCTCTTGGCGGTTTTAGTGTCGCAGCTCAGGACAGCAACCCATACGGCTTGTTCTTTAAGCCTGACGGGACCAAAATGTACATTGCTGGGGACGATGGGAACGACATCAACGAATACAGTCTAAGCACGGCTTGGGACACATCGACAGCGACGTTTGTGCGGGCAAAAGTTATAGGTGACACGTCGCCCAGAAACCTGTTCTTCAAGCCTGACGGAACGGTAATGCTTGTCGTCGGCAATACATCAGACGCTGTTTACATCTACTCGTTAAGCACCGCTTGGGACATTTCTACGGCCTCTTTGACTGCTACACGCAGCATTTCCGCCCAAGAAATTACCCCAACTGGTATCTTCGTCAAGCCTGACGGCGCTACGCTGTACATCTGCGGGGAAGCCGGTGACGACGTAAATCAGTACTCCATGAGTCCTGCTTGGACAGGAACGCTCACATTTGTGCAATCGAAGGGTGTAGAAAGCCAACCGTCCGGCATTTTTTTCCGTCCAGATGGCAAGCGCATGTACATTACGCGTAACTTTGGAAACGACGACGAAGTGCTTGAGTATCACTTGAGTGCGCCTTGGGACATTTCTTCCACTGGATCATACAGCCAAGAGTTTTATCTTGGAAACCAAGGGCCAATTATTAATGGTCTTTCTTTCAGTGACGACGGGACAAAAATGTTTATTTTGTCTATTGGCCCTAACGTTGTGGTCACCTACACTCTTGCCCCGCAACCATAACGAACAGATCGGAGACCTACAATGTTCGTCAAAGTAACCAACGGCCAGATCGACCAATACCCTTACACGGTCGGAGACTTGCGCCGTGACAACCCAAACACCAGCTTCCCAAAGGTTATTCCTGACGGAGTTCTGGCAGACTTCGGGGTGTTTCCTGTCGGCTATGATGCCGCTCCTGAATACGACCCGATGACCCATCGCCTTGAGCATAGCAGTGTACCTGTGCTGAAAGACGGCAAGTGGATGCTGACCAAGACTGTCGTGGCACTTACCACAGAACAGATTGCAGATCGTGACGCATCAATGGCGGCATCCGTCCGCAAGGAACGTGACCGCAAGCTGGCCGAGACAGATTGGATGGCTCTGTCCGACGTGACCATGAGCGAAGAGATGGCTACCTATCGGCAGGCGCTTCGTGATATAACGGCGCAAGAGGGCTTCCCGCACAGCGTGAACTGGCCCGTCAAGCCGTAAGGAGCGCACATGCCGCTTGTCCCGCTTCAAATCCCGCCGGGCATTTCTCGCAAGGGGACTGCCCTAGAAAGCACGGGTCGCTGGTTTGACGGCTCGCTCGTTCGCTGGAAAGAGGGCGTCTTGCAGCCTGTCGGCGGCTGGGCGCAGCGTGGCACGGCGACGGCAACGGGCGTGGCTCGAGGGGCGACCTCATGGCGGGCTAACAACGGCGACAGATGGCTTGCTTTCGGCACGCATAACGCGCTGAAGGTTATGAGCGCAACAAACACCGTGACCGACATTACGCCGACCGGGCTGACGGCTGGCATTGTCAGTGCAAGCCAGAATTACGGCTACGGAGGCGGCTTTTACGGCGAAAGTTTTTACGGCACGCAGCGCCCAGAAGGCGGCTCCCTAATCCCGGCGACGACATGGTCGCTGGACAACTGGGGCGAATATCTCGTCGCATGTTCAAACGCTGACGGCGACATCTACGAATGGACGCTGAACACGGCAAACGATGCCGTCGTGGTGACCAACGCGCCGACCGGGAACAGCGGCATCATTGTCACCGAGGAGCGTTTCCTGTTTGCCCTCGGCGCTGGCGGTAATCCTCGCAAGGTTCAGTGGTCGGATCGGGAAAACAACACAGTTTGGACGCCCAGCACGACAAACGAGGCTGGCGATCTGGAGTTGCAGACCAACGGCCAGATCATGCTGGCACTTCGCACGCGCGGGCAGGCTCTGATCCTGACCGACGTGGACGCGCATACAGCGACATACCAAGGCCCACCCTTTGTTTATGGTTTTGAGCGTGTTGGGTCGTCTTGCGGTGCAGCCTCACGCAACTGCGCGGCAGCCGTCGATGCTGGCGTGTTCTGGATGAGCCGCGACGGGTTCTATTCGTTCACCGGCGGCGGTGTGCAGCCACTGGCTTGCGAAGTTTCCGACTTTGTTTTTAGCAACATCAATGAAGCCCAGATTTCAAAAGTTGCCTGCGTTGTGAACGGCCTGCAAAACGAAGTCTGGTGGTTTTATCCGTCGGCAGGATCGAACGAAAACGACAGGTATGTCGCTTACAACTACGCCGAAGGGTATTGGGCAATTGGCACGCTGGCTCGCACTTGCGGTGTCGATGCTGGCGTTTTCCGCAACCCGATCTGGATCGCGCCGACCGGGCCGATCTACGCGCACGAAAGCGGCTGGAACTATGAGGGTGCCGAAGTCTACGTCGAAAGCGGCCCTGTGCAAATGGGCGCTGGCGACGAGATTATGATGGCCAAAGAGTTGATCCCTGACGATAAAACGCAGGGCGACGTGACTACAA